AAAATCTGGCCGGGTATTAAATGGTCAGAAAGAAAGATGCAGTGGACCGCGCCATCTGGCGCAAGGTTGTGGATGTCTTACCTAGATAGGGATGAAGATGTCTTGCGATATCAGGGTCTAGCGTTTAGCTGGATAGGCTTTGACGAATTAACACAATGGTCCACACCATATGCATGGAATTACATGCGTTCTCGTCTCCGGTCCACTGCACCTGACTTGCCTATCTTTATGAGAGCCACCACCAACCCCGGAGGTCGTGGACATGGCTGGGTCAAAAAAATGTTTATTGATCCGTCACCTTACAATAGGGCATTTGATGCGACAGACATTGAAACAGGAGAAGTTCTTCGATATCCCTATGGGCATAGCAAGGCAGGAAAATCTTTATTTAAGAGACGCTTTATCCCGGCAAGACTCTCTGATAACCCGTACCTTGCATCAGCAGGGGACTACGAAGCCATGCTCCTTTCACTTCCTGAGCAGCAGCGTAGGCAGCTTCTTGAAGGCGATTGGGACATCAAAGAGGGTGCGGCATTTACTGAGTTTAGTAGGGATACTCATGTTGTGGAGCCTTTCCATATACCTGCTAACTGGGTCAAGTTTCGTTCATGTGACTATGGTTACGGCAGTTATTCTGGTGTTCTTTGGTTTGCTGTTGCGCCTGATGAACAACTGGTCGTCTATAGAGAACTCTACGTCAGTAAAATATTGGCGACAGACTTGGCCGATATG